AAGATTTCACGATCTAATCGTGGTACAGAAGCACTAATTCTTGCAGAAGAAGGCTTGCAGTCTGGTCTGTCTGTAGGAGTAGAAGTAATTAAGTCAAAGCAGAAAGGCAATGTGATGTTTGTATCCGCTGCCAAATTGCTAGAAGTAAGTTTGGTAACAGAGCCAGCGTTCAAGTCGGCTCAGGTTATCGATGTAGCAGCTGAAGAAGTCGAAGGACATCCTTTAGCACCAACCCAACAACCAGAAAGCGAGGCAGTCGTGGAAAATACTCCCGATGTCGTAGCACCAGAAGTTGAGGCAACGGCTGTCGAAGCTGCTCGCCCAACTGTAAGCATAACAAATGTGCGCGAGCGCATTGCACCAATTACATCAGGACAGTATCTAGATGCAAGCATCCGCGCTGCACTTGGAGACACAGAAGCTCGCCGTAAAGTTATGGCTGCTGACGATTCAACATCAACAAATACAGGTCTAACACTTGCACCACACCTAAACACATTTCTAACAGATACATTCACAGGGCGTCCAGCATTTGAAGCGGTCACACGCGGATCGCTTGCAGGAATTCCTGGAATGTCATTCACGATTCCACGCTTATTTACAAATGCATCATCTGCTGATACAGCACCAACGGTTGCAGACACTAATGAAGGATCAGCTCCATCAGAAACAGGAATGACCTCTGTCAGCGACACGATCAACATTGACAAGTTTGCAGGAATTAACGAAGTCAGTTTTGAGCTCATTGATAGATCACAGCCTGCCTTCCTAGATTTGCTTATGGCAGAACTTCGCAAGGCTTATGAGAAGGCAACAGATGCCGCTCTTATCGCCAAGTTCACATCAGCAGGAACACAAGCAACAAGCACAGCTGCAACAGCAGCAGGTCTGCAATCATTTATTGCAGTTGAATCAGCAGCAGCCTATAAGGGTACTGGTGGCGCATTTGCTAACAAGCTAATTGCCTCGACAGACCAGTGGGCAGCAATTAACGGCTATGTGGATGGTTCTTCACGCCCTCTATACTCCGCACAAGGTCAGACACAGAACGCATCAGGTGCAACAGTACCTACAGCGGTTGTTGGTAATGTTCTTGGTACTTCACTCATTGTTGACCATAACATCACAGTAAGCGGAGTCGTTGATGAGTCTGCTTTCCTAGTTGCTCCACAATCTGTCTACACATGGGAATCCCCTCAGACGGAACTAAGAGTTAATTTGCTTGGTACTGGTCAGATCCAAATTATGCTTTATGGTTATTTGGCACTGTATTGCGGCAATGGCAAGGGCGTACGCCGCTACAATCTAACTTAATCAGTTAGAAACTAAGTCGCTCTAGGGGGTCAGTAGCCCTCTGACTCCCTAGAGTCTTTAGAAAGGAATGGGAATGGCACTCACTACAGTTGCAGAACTCCGTAGCACTCTCGGAGTCGGTACTTTGTATGCAGACGCCACCCTTCAATCTGTATGCGATGCAGCAGATGCAGTTTTACTGCCAATGCTATGGGCTAAGAAGGCTTTTCCAGTAGCACATTCTAAAACAACAACAACTGCAACACTTTACTTTAATGAAGCTCCAGAGTTTATTGTCGGAGACTCAGTAGTAATTACAAATTGCGGATCAGCATGGAATGGCACAAAGACATTAACAGAGGTTGGTGAGTATTCAATTACTTACACAATTACTGCTGCAACAGCAACAGACAAAAACACACTTTCTCCTGCTGGCACAGTTACAGGTGATACTACTACCGACTGGACATTAGACGAGGCAATTCAGAACGCAGCTCTTATGGTATCTGTTGAAATCTGGCAAGCAAGAACCGCTACTCTCAGCGGATCCAATGCTATTGATTTCCAGCCAAGCCCTTATCGAATGAGCGCACAGCTTCTCGCTAAGGTGCGAGGATTGATCGCTCATGCACTAGATCCGCGCTCGATGGTGGGCTAATGCCACCAGTAGCAATAACAACTTTAAGAACGACACTAGCCACAGCCCTAGTCGATAACTCAAAGTGGCAGACTTTTGCGTTTCCACCTGCAACAGTTTTGGCAAACTCAGTCATTGTGTCTCCAGCAGACCCTTACATCACGCCTAACAACAACAGCCAGATTTCAGTAAGTCCTATGGCTAACTTTCGCGTGATTATTACGACCGCTTTATTCGATAACGAGGGCAACCTTAATGGGATCGAAGATTTTGTCTGTGGCGTGTTCGCTAAGTTAGCAGCATCATCTCTGGTCTATAATGTAAGCGCAGTAAGCGCACCTAGTGTTCTCAATGCCGCAAGCGGAGACTTGCTCAGTTGCGAGATGTCCGTATCAATCCTAACGAGTTGGAGTTAAGTATGTCCGATTGGGAAAAAGAAAACGCAGCCTTTCTCGAAAAGATCGGGCAAGTTGCGCCAGCACAAGCACCAACACCAAAGCCAGTAACTAAGAAAGAAGAGGAATAATCCGATGGCAGTTTATTTAGCAAACACTGGAGTTCTAACTGTTAATGCGGTAGATCTCTCAACACTGGTTACTTCAGTAACTATTAACAGAGCCGCTGACGAGCTGGAAATAACGGCTCTCGGGGATTCTGGGCATCGTTACATTAAGGGGCTAGAGGCTTCAAGCATTACTATCGACTTTATCAATGATTCTGCAACATCTAAAACTCTCCAGACACTTAATGGTCAATGGGGTAACAATGTTACAGTGACATTCAAGCAGCTCGATTCTGCTGTAGCTGCTACAAATCCACTCTACACAATGACTTGCTTGATCAATAACACTACACCTGTAAATGGTACTGTTGCAGATCTTTCAACTCAGTCTGTAACTTGGAATGTATCAGGCACAATCGCAATAACAACTTCATAAACAACTAACTAAGGGGCAATTTCATGGCAAAACTAAAGATCGTTCGTACGGATGGCAGTGTTGTTGAAGGGGAAATTACGCCAGCAGTGGAGTATTTTTTTGAACAACAGGTCAAGATGGGCTTCCATAAGGCCTTTAGAGACGAAGAAAAACAGAGTCATGTTTTTCTTCTTGCTCATGAGATTGTCCGCAGGTCAGGTGAAACTGTCAAGCCTTTTGGTATTGAGTTTATCGAAACACTTAAAAGTGTTGAGGTGCTTGACTCAGACCCTTTGTCTTAAAGCGCGATCTGCCATTCACCTATCTAATTGCTAGGCTAAGCATTAGGTTGGGGATCGCGCCACAGCAACTATTAGAATTAGATAAGACCATGCTAGATGCTCTAGTTCAAGGTCTAAAGGATGAAGCGAAAGAGGTGAGCGATGCGAGTAGAAGTAGAAGGCGTTAAACAAACTCGCAAGGCTATCCGCCAGTTTGCTCCAGACTTAAACAAAGAATTGAACTCAGAACTTAGAGCTGCACTAGCTCCTATTGCTAAAAAGGCTAAAGGCTTTGTGCCTAATGATTCTCCGATGTCTGGTTGGGCTTCTCGCTCATTCTCAGAAGCAAAGTTCCCTATGTATAACGCTAGGACTATTCGCTCTGGCATAGGCTTTACCACTAAGCAAGGTAGAACTACTAAGTCTGGCTTTACTGCTAACGCGACTATCTTTAACAAGTCTGTTGCAGGTGCAATCTATGAAACAGCAGGACGAGCCAATAACGGCGCAGGGCAACCGTGGGTCGGTCTTAAAGCAGGTGGCACTTCTAAGAAGGTAAGCCGATCCAGCAACCCTAATGCAGGCGAGAAGTTTATTGAGAATCTTGGTTCATTGACTAGCAGCCTAAAGGGTCGCGGTCGCTTAATCCTTAAAGCATGGGCGCAAGATCAGGGCAAGGCTTATGGCGCAGCACTTAAAGCCATTGACAAATCAGAGCGCAAGTTTTATGACAGATCTAAAACTACTACCTTTAGTAAGGCTGCCTAATGGCTATTGACATTAACATTGGTTCCAAGCTAGATGGCAAGGGATTTAAGCAAGCTGACACAGCAATCAATAAGTTAAACAAGAACACAAAGAATCTTGCTCGCAACTTTGGTCTAGCCTTTGGCACAGCTGCAGTTCTTGCTTATGGTCGCGCTGCTGCAAAGGCTTTTGCAGAAGATGACAAAGCAGCAACTTCATTGGCTACGACTCTAAAGAATCTTAACCTTGCCTACGGATCTAACATTGGCACAGTCAATGGCTTTATAAATCGCTTAGAGCAACAGACAGGCGTTCTGGATGATGAGCTTCGTCCAGCAATGGATCGCTTGCTACGAGCCACAGGCGATGTTACTAAGTCTCAGGAATTATTAGGTCTTGCCTTAGACATTGCAGCTGGTACAGGTAAGAGCGTCACTCAGGTTTCACAAAGTCTCCAGAAGGCTTATCTAGGACAGACTCAGGCATTAGGTCGCTTAGGTGTAGGACTTAGTAAGGCAGAACTTAGCACCTCATCTTTTGAGCAGATCCAAGATCGTCTCAATGTTCTTTTTGCAGGTCAGGCAGCAACAGCAGCCGATAGTTATGCAGGCTCATTAGGCAGGCTTGCTGTAGCAAGTAACAACGCAAAAGAGACTATTGGTGAAGGTCTTTTTGATGCTCTAAAAACCATTTCGGGATCAAGCACAACAGATGAGTTTATTGCAAAGATTGACGGAGCTGCTAACTCTATTGCTAACTTCCTTCGTGAAACAGGGGAGTTTATTCGGATCACTAAGTCACTCTTTGACTTTAAGAACATGAGCTTCTTTGCGCCATCTGGCGGCTTATTCGGTGATGGTAAAGGCTTTGGCAACATCTCTATGAGCAAGTCCTCACAGGACACACAGAAGGCAGATGCCATTGCCAAGAAGAACGCTACGACAATTACAAAGCTCACTAAAGAGCAAGCGGCTAATCAAGCCAAGATCCTTAAAGATAAGAAACTTGGAGCAGCGATTGACAAAGCTAACCTTGCCCTTAATAAGGGTGGCGAGATCTTTGACATGGACAAGATCCAGATTGCAGCAGCTCTGACTAATCAGGCTGAGCAACTAGGTAAGGCAACTAGCGCAGCACAGGTCTTACAGATTGCTAATGACATTGCCCGCTTAAATGTTAAGAAGTCAATCCTTGCCCTAGAAGAAGCGATTGCCTCAAAGGATGAAGCAGCAATCATTGCTGCAACCAATAAACTTAATGCAGATCTTAAAGTGCTTAACGCGCTTACTGGTCAAAACACACAAATGTCGGCTATTAAGTCAACTCTTGAAAGCCTAAAGTCTGTTGATTTAATCAACCAAAATAATTTAGATGAAGCATTGCGAAAGATTCGCGAAATGTTAGACATGTTGGGCAAAGTAGGTTCCAGACAAACTCCTGCTAATCCTTACGATGGTACCGGCCGGCCAAAAGACTTTATTGCTCCAATTTCAACAACAGGTGGATCAATCGAGGCAATTCTTGAATACGCTCAAGCAGCAACGGCTCGCGCTAATGCTTTTGCAGATTTGCTAGACATGGAAAACGCATCTGCTGCTAGTTCAATGGCTTCATCAATTGACCTAGAAAGCATTGCTCGTTCATCTTTACTGCAAGGTCTGTCAGGTGGAGCAGGTGTAGCAGGTGCAGTAAGTGGATCACGCTATGCAGCACAAGCGGCTAATGCTTATAACATTACTATTCAAACAGGCGTGGGTGATCCTAACGCTATTGCAGAAGCAGTTAATCAGGTAATCCAAGATGCTGTAGATCGCGGCACTTTGCGCGGAGGTTTTACAGTCGCATGACATGGCTTCCAGAATGGCGAGTTACAGTAGGGGATGATGTCTATACGACTGTCACTTCTGTTTCTTTTGCATCTGGTCGCTTAGACATTGATCGACAAGCCACAGCAGGTTACTGTCGAGTAGAAATTATCAACACTACTG